CAGTAATTTTGCGAAATTACTGGAGCGGCTCCAATTTCATCAAGAAGAAATCATATTTCAGAAAGGTTTGTAATATGCCAGCAGCTATACCAATCGCCACGCTCATTGTCAGCGCAGTAGGCGTCGGCGCCTCGATTTATCAGGGCAACAAACAAGACGCGGCAAACCGCAATTCAGCCAACCAAGCAAAAGAAAATGCCAAGAAAGCCCAAGCTCAGGCCGATATTGACACCAACCGCGCCAATCAAAAACAAACTGACGCGCAGTCTGTTTTGAGTAAGCAACAGCAAGATGCAGCAGGCACAGGCTCAACCATGCTCACAGGAGTGGGCGGCATTGACCCGAACAGTTTGAAACTTGGTAAGCAAACTTTACTGGGTGCTTAAAAAATGGAAGACCAACGCAGAAATATTTACCGCCGATGGGAATCTTTAAAGACGGAGCGTTCGTCTTGGATGAACCATTGGCGGGAAATATCAGAAAACATCTTACCGAGAAATGGGCGATTCCTTGATGGCGATTCCAATAGCGGCGGGAAGAAACACAACAAGATTTACGACAACACCCCAATCCGCGCATTGGATATTTTATCCGCTGGGATGATGGGCGGCCTTACGTCGCCGTCCCGTCCGTGGTTCAAACTAGCCATGCACGACGACGAGATGAATCAATATCACGAAGTCAAAGAGTGGCTGGCTAAAGTTGAAAACATGATGCTGTCTGTGTTCCAGCGTAGCAATATTTACGGCTCGCTTCATTCCATGTATCAGGAATTGGCGGCATTTGGAACGGCGGCCTGCATTATCTTACCCGACTACCAAGACGTGATCCGATGCTACCCGCTAACAATCGGAGAATATGCGGTTGCAACTAACTGGCGCGGTGAAGTTGATACGATTTACCGAGAGTTTGAAAAAAGCGTTGTCGAAACGGTTGAAGAATTTGGCATTGAGAACGTCAGCGAATCGACGCGAAATATGTATGAAAGCAAGAAGTACGACCAAAAAGTCAAAATCATTCACGCCATCGAACCGCGCCGAGAACGAGACCCAAGTCGGAAAGATTCGAAAAATATGCCGTATAAATCGGTATATCTTGAAGTTGGCGCAGAGGACGGGAAGGTTCTTCGTGAATCCGGCTTCCTAAAATTCCCCGCAGTCTGCCCGCGATGGGATATTAGCGACAACAACGTCTATGGCAACAGTCCGGCTATGACCGCATTGGGCGATGTCAAGCAGTTGCAATTCAATCAGCGTATGAAATTGCGTGGGATTGACTATGCCGTCAACCCTCCAATCATTGCACCGACGAGCATGAAAGGACAGTCGGCTGGTTTCTTACCGGGCGGAATCCTTTACCACAACGGCGATGAACAGGGCGAATCAATACGGTCAGCATTTAATGTCAACTTGGATTTAAACCCGCTGCTTGCCGATATCAACGACGTTCGGCAACGGATTCAAGCTGCATTTTATGCTGACCTGTTCTTAATGGTGTCTCAACAATCACAAAACATGACCGCCACTGAAGTTGCGGAACGCCATGAAGAAAAGATGTTGATGTTAGGTCCTGTACTGGAACGCCTGCAAAACGAACTTATCGATCCACTTATTGAAATCACTTTTGACGCAATGGTTAATGCCGGCATTTTACCGCCGCCGCCTGACGCCATTGCCGACCAAGATATAAACGTCGTTCTCGTTTCTATTTTGGCACAGGCGCAACGTGCAATCGGCGTGAACAGCATAGACCGCTTTGTCGGCGCGATTGCTTCCGTAGCGCAAATTAAGCCCGATGTTTTAGACAATCTGAATGGCGATAAGTGGGCTGAGATATACGCAGATTCGCTTGGTATTGACCCGCGCATACTGACAAATCCTGATGATGTGGTTGCGATTCGTGAACAGCGTGCGCAGCAGCAGGCAGAAGCCAGTCAGTTACAACAAGCGGAACAGGGGGCAAACATCGCGCAAGCATTAGCGCAGGCGCAAGGATTATCAGAATAAGCCCTGCATATAATCGGGAGTGGAATATATAAAATGAATCACGTTGATTTTGATGAACTGGAAGCCAAGAAAAAAAATGACGAGTTGCTACTCAAGCAACAAAGTGAAGATTTTGAATGGCTGATGTCAGATAAGCGCGGGCGACGTATCGTCAGAAACCTGCTTGAAGATGCCGGTGTGTGGCGGTCAACGTTTAGCGAAACGCCAACCATCGCAGCATTTAAGGAGGGGCGACGTAATCTAGGGTTGCGCTTACTAACTCTTATTGAGCAGACAAAAAATTTCCATTTAATTTTAACCAAGGAAAGTGAAGATGAGCATTGAAGAAAATCAAGGCGAAGTAAACAACGAAACACCGGGCGCGGAGCCGCAAAACCAACCTGAAGAAACTTTGCTTGGTTCAGCAGGCAATCAATTCGACACGCCGCCTGCCGATAACGAAGAGAACCCTCAAGGCGATACAGGAAGCCAAGAAGACAAAGCGTCAGAAGTTCCTGAAAAGTACGACTTCAAAGCCCCCGAAGGCATGGAGTACGACCAAGAAACCATCGATATTTACGCCAAAGCTGCCAAAGAGGCGGGATTGTCTCAAGAAAAGGCTGACATCATCTTGGGCAAAATTGCCCCGCATTTGGCGCAACAACAAATTAAAGCCGTTGAAAAAGCAAGCGCAGAATGGGAGGCAGCTTCACGCGCAGACGCTGAATTTGGCGGCGACAAACTGAACGAAAATATGGCGGTTGCTGCAAAGGCAATGGAAAAGTTCGCTACACCTGAACTGAAAACATTGCTGAACGAAAGCCGACTTGGGAACAATCCCGAAGTTATCCGCTTGTTCTACCGTGTCGGCAAAGCCATCTCCGAAGATGGTTTCGTATCGGCAACAGGTGCGCCGCAAACCAGCGACGCCCGCGCACTTTTCCCAAATACCAAAAATCTTAATCCATAAGAAAGGAAGTTAAAACATGCCAACCTTAAATTCACGCCATCCAACACTCGCAGACGTTACCGCCCGCTTTGGTCAAGACGGCAAAATCATCCACAACATCGTTGAGATTCTCTCCGAGAAGCATGATGAACTGGAAGATATGGTCGTCGTAGAAGCCAACGGCGTTACCGAACATACTACTACCGTTCGCGGCGGCTTGCCTGATACCGCATGGCGTCGTCTGTACAAAGGTATCCCAAACAGCAAATCAACCGTCGTTTCTGTAAAAGATTCGATGGGCGAACTGGGCGCTCGCGCTTTGGTCGATGAAAAATTGCTCAATCTGAATGGCAACTCCGCCCAGTGGCTGATGTCCGAAGAAGCCCCGTTCATCGAATCAATGGGTCAGAAAATGGCTGATACATTGTGGTATGAAGACGGCAACATCAATCCTGAACGTTTCATGGGTTTCGCACCGCGCTTCTCAAACAAGTCTGCCGAAAATGGCCGCAACATCATCGACGCCGGCGGCGAGGGTGCAGACAACGCCTCTATTTGGCTGGTTGTATGGGGTGTTGATACCGTCCATTGCATTTACCCAAAAGGCTCAAAAGCAGGCTTGCAAAAGAAAGATATGGGTATCGTTACCGTCAATGACGACGAAGGCAACCGCTACGAAGCCCACGAAAGCAAATACGTTTGGGAAAACGGCTTGTGCGTCCGCGACTGGCGTTACGTTGTCCGCATTGCGAACATCGACGTCAAAAAACTGGATAAAACACTGAAAACCGGTCCTAACCTGCCTGAATTGATGGTTGATGCTTTGGAACTTGTTCCGAATCTGAAAGGTCGTCCGGCGTTCTACATGAACCGCGATTTGCGCCGTGTGTTGCGCGCTCAAATTGCGGCAAGCGCAAACCACACCATTACCCAGCGCGAAGTTGGCGGTAAATTGGTAACTCATTTCGGCGACGGCGAGGGCGTGCCGGTTCGCGTTACCGATTCACTGTTGTCAACCGAAGCTCGCGTGAAATAAGGAGCGACAAATGATTATTGATTCTTCACTGGAACTGTCCATCAAACAAGCCATAACAACGTCTATCTTCTCAACCAATGTTGTTGATTTTGGTTTGAAAAATCCGAATCTTGGCAATGGGCCATCTCCGTTGTACGCCGTATTTACTGTCTCAGAAGCATTTACAGGCGGCTCACTGACTATCGCCCTGCAAGATTCTGAAAACAACTCGAGCTTCACGAACATCATTACCGGCGTAACCATTGCGGCAGCCGACCTGAAAGCGGGCGCGCAATACGTCCTGCCTTTACTGGTAAAACACCGCCGATATATCCGCGCCTTTTACTCCGTCACAGGTTCAATGACAGCAGGCAAAATCAATGCGGCAATCGTCAGCGGCTTGCAAAACAACGAGCCGATGCCCGAATCTCGTAAAGTATGGAGTGGCAAAAAATAATGAAAGTAGTAGCTATCAAACGCGGTTTCTACGGTCAAATCCGTGAAGAAGGCGATGCCTTCGAAGTGGAAGACGGTCTGACTGCATCATGGTTTGAATCTGTTAACCAAGAAAACCAGCAAGAACAGACCAAAGAGCCGGTAGGCGGTAAATACGACAATCTGACAAAAGAGGAGCTTAAGGCACTCTTAGACGAGCGTGGTATTAGCTATCATGGCAACGCAGGCGAAGCCGCCCTGAAAGCCTTGTTGGAAGCAAGCGACGAAGCATAAAGAAACACAGCAAGGGCGGGAAACCGCCCTTTTTTAATGGATGAAAAAATGTCTTCAGTAATCGATATTTGCAATTTGGCATTAAGCCATATCGGGCAAGCGGCAGACGTATCAAGCATAGACCCGCCTGAAAACTCAATCGAAGCGGAGTATTGCGCCCGATTCTATCCGATGGCTCGCGACACATTGTTAGAGGCCTACGCATGGGATTTTGCATTAAGGCGTGAGCCGCTCGCCACTTTGAAACATGATTCAAAACAATGGCGGTTCTGCTATGCGGTACCAACGGAATGCCTGCAAATTATAAGCATATTCCCCGAATCAGCAGCCAATGATGTTGACTGCCTGTCTATCAATCACGCCCGTGAGACGACCGCAGACGGGCATAGAATTATTTGGGCAAACACTGCAAATGCGATTATTCGCTACACACAGCGCGTTCAAAATTCACATCTATTCACGCCCGTTTTCACTATTGCACTATCTTGGAAACTGGCGGCAATGTTGGCAGGCGCAATCATTAAAAGCGATACAGGCACGCAGTATGCGGCAATGTGCGAATCACAAGTGCAAAGCCTGATTGCGCAGGCGAAAAATAACGATGCGCGGCAATTCTCACAACAAATCGAATTTACACCAGCAGCAATATTGGCGAGACAGTAATGGCAAATACACGACTTTTACAGCAATCCTTTATCGGCGGAGAAGTTTCGCCAAATATGTTTGGGCGTATTGAAGACCCATACTATCGGAACGGGCTTTCAGAATGTCGGAACTTTGTTATCCGTCCCGATGGTTCGGCAGAGAATCGGGCGGGCTTTGAGTTTGTGAATGTTGCGCGTAACGATTATTCCAAAGCACGCTTGATTCCATTCCAGTTTTCAAACGACCAATCCTTTGCTATTGAAATGGGCGTAGGATACTTTCGTTTTCACACCAACGGATCAACGTTATTGAGTGACGATGGGCAGCCCTATGAAATATCAAGCCCATACAATGAAAATGAGATTTTCGATGTTCATTACGTCCAATCAGGCGACGTGATGACGCTTGTTCATTGTAACCATCTCCCATGCGAACTGCGTCGTCTATCCGCGAAGCAATGGGAATTTAAACCTATTACTTTTGGCGCGGTGATTGAATCGCCCAAAGGAGTAACGGGTCAAGCACATAAAGGCGGAGATGCTGGAAACCCGAACAAAGTCTATTACGACACCCAGTATTGCGTAACGGCAATCAGTAATGATGGCCTAAATTCAGAGTCCGAAACATCTGAAATCGTCACCATCAACAATAACATTTTCGTCACAGGGAATCATAATCGCATTGAGTGGAGACCGGTTGCCGGCGCAGGGCGTTACAAAATCTACAAACGCACAAGCGGCATTTTTGGTTATATCGGGCAAACAAACGAACTGTACTTTATTGATGACAATATTGCTGCGGATACATCAAGCACACCGCCGATTTACGACAACATCTTTTTGCAAGGCGGGATAGATTCGTTTGTTGGTGTGAAACCGATCGCAATCCCAAATTACGGAAAAATTGTTGCCCCGATACTCGAGAGCGAAGGCAGTTATCCAAAATTGCTTTCAACTGCTGGTAACTATGAAGTATTTACCGGGACTCCGTTTGATACCCGCATCAACAGAATAGAAGGAACTTACACTTATAAAATTGAACTTGAAGACGAAACAGGAATCGGAGCCGTCTTGTCGTTAGCGTTTTTTGATTATAAATTAAAGAGTGTGAAAGCTCTAAGACCGGGAAGTGGCTACACCAATCCCAGACTGAAGATTTACAGGAAAAGGACAGGCACCGCTGACGAGTGGGAGGAATACACAAGGAATATTTCCCATGCCGCAATTAAATGGAATCTGTCTCAAAGCTTCTCAATCCTGATCGGAGATGAGGAGGGGGGAGGATCAGGCGCAACAGCGAATCCGATTATCAGAGATGGGCAAATGGTGGATGTATTAATAACGTCTCGCGGTTATGGTTACAAAAAACCAAACATGATTCTGAAAGGCGAAATCTTCTCACAGAACATTGAATTTGAGCGAGCCGTTATAACCCAGTCTTCTTTCCCGTCTGCCGTTTCATATTTCCAACAGCGGCGTGTATTTGCTGGTACTAAAGAAAAGCCGCTGCAAGTTTGGATGACGAAGACCGGGACGGAAAGCAACCTAAGCTATTCCTTGCCGATTAAGGATGACGACCGAATCTCTTTCAAACTGGCTTCGCGCGAGGCGAGCATGATTCAACACATCGTCCCACTCAATAAGATGATTCTCATGACGGGAAGTGCAGAATGGAACGTAAACACCCTGAACACTGACTATCTGACACCATCGTCAATTTCAGTATCGCCGCAGTCCTACATCGGGTCGTCTATGGTTCAGCCAGTTATCGCTAATAATTCGCTGATTTATGCGGCCGCTAGAGGCGGGCATATCCGTGAACTTGCCTACAACTGGCAGGCAAACGGCTACATCACAGGGGATATTTCCATACGTTCAAGCCACTTATTCGACAACAAAAAAATCGTCGATATGTGCCTTCAAAAATCGCCATTCCCGATTGTGTGGTGTGTGTCGTCTGACGGCACCCTTTTGGGGCTGACATACTTACCCGAACAGAGTATCGGGGCATGGCACAAGCACGACACGGACGGTCATTTTGAAAGTGTAACGTCAGTAACTGAGGGAGAAGATGATGTTCTTTACGCCATCGTTCGACGCAATGTAAATGGCAGAGATTTACGGTATGTTGAACGGATGAAACAGAGAAGGTTCACTTCCACGAAAGACTATTACTTCATGGACGGCGGTTTGACTTATAGCGGGAATCCCGTAAGCACGGTCAGCAATCTTGGAATATTGGAAGGCAAGACGGTTTGTGTATTAGCTGACGGAAACGTCATGCCTAAAACTGTAGTATCAAACGGTACGATTCATTTACCCGACGGAATCACAGCTTCCGTTATCAGCGTTGGATTGCCGATAGAAGCGTCCATCACCACACTTCCGCTTGCCTTTCAGATTGATGCGGCGATGGGACAGGGGCGCACGAAGAATCTGAATAAGGTTTGGTTGCGTGTTTATGAATCTGTCGCGGTTCTTGCTGGAGCGTATGGCGGAAAGATGTATGAATACAAGCAACGGACGACAGAAGTATTCAGCCACCCAACCCGCCCGAAGACCGGCATAATTGAAATCAACGTTGGCGGGCAATGGGACGATGACGGGTTGATGCAAGTCAAACAGGAAAACCCATTACCGATAACCGTTTTGTCGGTGGCCGCTGAATTTTCCGTAGGTTGAAGCCTGCATATAAAGCA